ATTGGAAACAAGCATGCGCCAATTTGAAGAATGCAATAAAAACAAAGTCTAAAGGATTGTTTGATTCCATCGATGCGGAATTAGATTTAATTGAATGTGCTGCTTCCGATGAGTCAGAGTAAATTCACTAGCCTCATTGAATCCGCCACCAATATCTTGATTGGGTATTGGTGCGCGGTTCTCACGCAATTAATCGTTTTCCCTATAATGGGAGTTGATGTTTCGCTGGACAAAAACCTGATGATCGGATTGGTTTTTACGCTGATCTCATTATTACGTAGCTATGTGATCAGACGTGTTTTTAATCGCTTTGGATGACATGACATGACCGACGATCAGATACGAATAACCTGCAAAGCCGCGCTAATCTATCGCCCAAAACACGAAGCGCCAGAAGATTGGGTGCAAATTGTTTTGCTCAATATTATCAAACGCATTCACAAATATGATCCGGAAATTGCAGCGTATTCGACGTGGGCATACCACATAGTTCGGCGCTTAAAATTCCATCATATCAGAATGCGCAAGCTTAAATACATTGTCACAGTGACGAGTAAGCTGAATGAAAACCACAAGATTGATGAGGATGAAAACAGCATCAATGGCGTGGTATCTGATGTTCGGCGCGCTGTTAACAAATTACCAAAGGATTGGCGATTTATTGTCAATGCCACGCTCGATGGTTATCAACCAAAAGAGATTGGCGCGGATCACGGCATGAGCCGTCAGAACGTCGAGGTGAAGTTGCGTCGGGCATACCAGATGTTGCGGGAACATCTGTTTGATTATTCTGAAATGATGATAAGAGGATGACATGGAACTTAGACCGTATCAGCGGGCAGCATGCGACAGCGTGCATCAATTTTTTATTGACCATGGAGCGGATGTTAACCCTTGCGTGGTCATCCCTACCGGCGGCGGTAAAACGCCGGTTATGGCGATGTTGTGCGCAGAACTCATAGCCGATGGCGCGCGTGTGCTGGTCATGGCGCACGTTCGGGAGTTGGTGCAGCAAACCTACAATCGACTCGTATCGACTATGCCCGAACTTCCGATCGGCGTATATTCGGCGGGGTTGAAACGTCGTGATGTTAACAACCAAATCATCGTTGGTAACGTGCAATCAATCGCGCGTAGGATCGACCAGTTCGGGCTAATTGACTACATATTTGTTGATGAGGCGCACCTAATCCCGCACGGTCAAGATGGTCAGTACAATATGATCATCGAGGCTATGCGCCAATCCAATCCATCGCTACGGGTTGTCGGATTCACGGCAACACCATATCGGCTCAAGGGCGGGATAATATGCGCCAGTGATCACATTTTGAACAAGGTCAGTTATGAGATTGGCGTATCTGATCTGATTCATCAAAAGTATTTGTGCAAGCCGATTAGCAAGCATTCGGTAAACACTCCAGATCTACGCGGCATTAAAACAATTAGGGGAGATTTTGCGGAAGCGGAACTGGCTGAACGCATGATGGAAAACAATCTGGTAATGCTGGCGTGTCTTGAGATCTTATCTAAAACTCAAGATCGCAATCATGTTTTGCTGTTTGCCATCACGCTGGCGCATATGAAATGTGTGGCAGAAACTCTTAGATCAATGGACCTTAAAGCGACGATCGCAACTGTTGATGGCACTACGCCATCGGCGGAGAGATCGTCTGTTCTAGAGGCCTTCAAGGCGGGCAAAATTAAGTATCTGGTCAATGTCGGCGTGCTGACGACTGGATTTGATGCGACGATGATTGATTGCGTGGTGTTGTTGCGTCCAACTCAATCCCCTGGCCTTTATTACCAAATGGTTGGCCGTGGTTTCCGATTGCATGCGAACAAGGCTGATTTTCTTGTGCTCGATTTTGGCGGTAACATTCGGCGCCATGGACCGATTGACCAGATTCAAATTAAGCCACAGAAGGAAGGCAAGGGCGGGCCGCTAACAAGGTCATGCCCGAATTGCCAATGCGAAGTTTCGATCACTCAACGGGTATGCCCACATTGCGAATACGAATGGCCAGCGAAGGAAGGTAAACTTCACGACGCAATCGCCGAAGACGAGGTCGATATTTTAGGCAAGTATGTCAAAAAGAACGCGGATTACGATGCCGAATATGAGGTGAAGGAAACGACATACGATATTTATGTCAAGAATCATCCGGGCGGGATATTTAATGGTCGCCAAATCGCACCATACCGACAAAAAAAACTTAGAATCAATTATCACACATATTGCGGAAAAATTGTTCGGGAATGGCGAACGCTCCATCAATTAAAATCATGGTGGAAACGTAGGCTAATTGATTTGGAAGGTTATGGTTGCTACCCTGATTCATTTTGCAATATAGAAAATCCCGAAAGCATTGAAAAAGCTTTTGAAGTTTTAAAAAGAATACAAACAAGAGAAAATGGAATGGGCCGTGATTCATGGCTGGATTTTAATGGTCTTGCATTTTATGAAACAGTCGCCATTCGAGTTAAAACGACAATGGGCAAATGGCCAGAGGTTGTAGATTCAGCAATTGATACAAGCGTTAATGTTTTAGGTTGATGACTGACGACACGAAAGGAATTCGACAATGATGCTGGAAGCCGCACTCCGATACGCCGGTCATGGATACCCTGTTTTTCAATGTGCTCCCAACGGCAAAACCCCGCTAGGCGGTAACGGCCATCTTGACGCAACAACCGATCTTGACCTCATAACGGAATGGTGGACCGCGACGCCAAATGCAAATATCGGCATATCAACAACCGGCTTGCTAGTCGTCGATATTGATGGCGAAGACAACCCGTGGCCGGGATATGGTTGCGATGATCTTGGAATAGGGGCCGCCGCACGATCTCCAAACAATGGCCGCCATTTCTGGTTCCGCCAGCCCGCTGGAGTCGCGTGGCGATCGACCGCCAGCCAATTAGCCAATCGAGTAGATACCAGGGCCAATGGCGGGTATGTCGTTGTTGCGCCATCGAGATTGCCAAACGGGATATATTCTTGGGTCGATGACGCCAGCCTATTCGATCTGGATACCCTACCATTGCCTCCGCAATGGCTCATCACGGCACTATCTCCCGACAATCGGCAGGTTGTGCCATCGACGCCAGACGGCAACGTCATCATTCAAGGATCACGTAATACCGCACTCGCTCGAATGGCTGGAGTCATGCGCCGTGCAGGCATGACGCAAGCGGGTATCGAGGCCGCGTTGATGGCGGAGAACCAACGATGTTCGCCGCCATTACCACGGGATGAGGTCGTCCGGATCTGCACCAGTATCAGCCGCTACAATCCTGACGATATTGCGGTTGCCATCGTCGAGGATCATTTTAATCAAGACGGTATCGAGATCGAGGACCAGTTCGCTGTTGAAGATCCGGGGCCATGCCCTGAACACCTATTGTCGATTCCGGGTTTTGTCGATCGTGTCATGACCCACACAATCGCAACAGCACATTATCCCAACCGAGCCCTAGCATTCGGTGGAGCCATCGCCATTCAAGCGTTGCTGGCTGGCCGCAAGGTTTGCGATCCATACGGAACACGCGTCAATCTATACGTTGTCGCGCTGGCCAATTCCGGAGTAGGCAAGGACCATCCGCGCAAGATCAATCGGCAAATCATGGCGAAAATTGGTGAAGGCAAATGGGTTGCTGACCTGATTGCATCGATGGAAGGACTCGAAGATCGCTTACACGCCCAACCATCCATGCTGTTTCAAACGGACGAATTCGACCATTTCCTTTTGCAAATATCAAAAGGTAAGGAAATTCGATACGAACAAATCATGGCAAGCCTGATGAGGTTCTTTACCACGGCAAGCAGTACCTATTCCATGCGGGCAAAAGTAGGCATGGATTCGCTCGAGATTGTCCACCCGAATTTGTGTTTGTTCGCAACCGCCATCCCAAAGAATTTTTACGAATCGCTCAACGCCAAAGTTATGTCCAATGGCGGGCTATCTAGAATGTTGATTCTAGAGGCCGGAAATAGGGGCCAGCGGGGTTCAGGTCGTCATGTTGATATCCCAATCGAAATAATCGAAACCGCCGCGCATTGGAAGGCTTTAGGAGGAACGCAAGGCAACTTGGCT